TCTGCATACTTACGCCTTTTGTTGTTTCATTTCCTGTTTGCTCAAAAAGTTGTGCGAAGTCTTGACTAATTGTTCTCCTAAATTCAAAAAAAAACCTAGCGAACTTAATGCAATATCCATTGGACAATCCTTAAATAATTCTTCTTTAAACTCATCTGGATTGTAGCTTTCAATAGTGTATCTTTCGTTTCTTTCAAATGTTACTTTTCTATATAGTATTGACATTATTATGTGTAAATTCTCAATTGGGTTTTTACAATATGTTTCAAGGTCTATATATTCTCCTGTTGTTATTCCAGACAGATTAGGACAAAAGCCGTATTTTTCCTTTTTAAACATAAATGTTTTCCTAAAATTTTCTTTGTCTGGTTCTGTGTCAATCATTTTTTTTATTATGCTCATTATTTCTAATAAGTCTTTGTAAGCCATTTTTTTAACTACAAAAGGACTAACATTGCATAACAACGCTAGACTTTTTATAACTTTGTTTTTCTCACTTCCTTTGCCTTCTTGTATTTCTACATATTTTTGATAGGTTT